TTGTATACCTATACCACCGCACACACCAATTGATCCAGACTTGCCTTGTAGCGTTGTGACAGCGTGTGCAGCTCCAGTGAGTCCATTGAGCGAAGACACGTAGTTATGGAACGACACCGCACCCGTCTGTCCGTTAAAGGACGACACGCCTTGTACGGCTCCTGTGAGTCCGTTGAACGAAGTCACTACATCGGAAACGATTGATCCCGTGTAGTTTATCGTGAGCGTTTGACCAGAAACGGAAACGGATATGTCTGTTCCGCCTGTTACACCAACCGCTCCCGTGATTCCGTTCACGGAGGAAACATATCCGCCCTCAATCTCGCCGCCACCACCACCGCCCGATGGAATGTTTCGACAGAATCCGCTCTGCAAGAACCGTGCCTGCGCGGAAAGGGAGAGATTGGTTGCACCACCAGTGACAATCAGGTGTCCAAGGAACACCGCGTTCTCTTTGGTGAATGACGCTTCGGTGAATGTTTCCGATTCCAAAGCGTCACGGGCATCGGCAAAACTGTTGTACACAGCCCGCCCAAGATAGCAGATGATGTCGTTGGGGTTGTTTGGGAAAGCAAACAGCCGTTGGGTTGTCCACTGGTTGTTGTTTACAGCGGCAGCAGCGTCAAGCACACCGCTGCCGTTGTCGTAGTAGTTTGTCTGTACGGTTTCGTAGTAGTTGCCGTTGTTCGTGTCAAACACGAACCCGTTTGAGGGATGGCGATACATTCGGCACAGCGAAACGCCTGCCACCGAAGGCATGACCCGCACATCAGGCTCAAAGGGGTCGTTTGCGTAGTTTGTGCCTATCTTGAATACTTCACCTTCGCTGCGGTTGATTCTGGTATTTGCCCCGTTTGCGGATATCTCTAGCCCTCTCCGCTTCATTGGACCAAACACTTCAAGCAGTTCGGTTAGACGGTGTGGGTCTTCATACGCAATATTTTGCCCATTAGTGTGTAGATTAATAGTTGAGCCGTTGATGTGGCACAGGGAACCAATGAGTATTTCCGTCTTGTATTGCGAGTCCGTGAACGGCGTGTTCTGCTGTTGCAGCACACCGTTGCTGTCGATGTACACATAGGTGAACAGCGATGCAGGCGAAGACAGAGAAACGCTCGGGTATTCGCTCCACGAAACTTTGGTTGCGGTGGCTGTTATGCCTGCAAGAGATGCAGTCAGTCCAACAACCTGTCCAACACCAGCGGAAACCGCGAATGTGGTTCCACCAATAACTGCACTCAACACTCCACCGTATATGATTCCCGTAGCCTCGTTGACCGAGGTGGCAAGCCACACGGAAATCTTTCCGCCGTTCTTCGTGGTGCTGACAACTGTGTAGTCGCCACGGATGTCGATTCCACGCACATCGGGTGTGAGTTTAGTGCCGTTCAGGTACACAGCCACCTTGCCACCGCCACCAGTGGACGCAAGCCAGCCCATGTCCTGCGGCGACACCTTGCCACCGCCCATGATCTTCTTCAGAATCTTGTCCAACCGCTCTTCGTCTATGGCGATGGACTTCTCGTCTGCGTCATAGACTAGCGGGAACTTTGCGGTTACAACTCCAGACTCGCCAGTGTCTCCCTTGTCACCCTTCAGACCTTTTGCGCCCTTTGCGCCAGCCTTGCCGTCTTTTCCGTCAAGACCACGCGCACCCGCTTCACCCCTTTCGCCACGCGGACCAGCAGCCCCATCACGACCGTTAGCACCCGCAGCACCAGTAGCACCGCGTTCTCCACGCGGTCCTTGCAGACCAATCGCTCCGCGCTCACCCGCTTCGCCGCGCTGTCCCCGTTCTCCCCGTTCACCTTGTACGCCTTGCGCTCCAGTCTCTCCCGTTTCGCCCCGTTCACCCTTTTCTCCACGATCACCCTGCGGACCAGGTTCGCCACGCTCGCCCTGCGGTCCACGCTCACCTGTATCGCCCTTCTCGCCTTGTTCGCCTTTTTCACCGCGTTCCCCCGTTTCTCCGCGCTCGCCCTGCGGTCCTTGCGGTCCCACATCTCCACAATCACCCTGTACACCTGTGAATCCACGAGGACCACGCTCACCACGCTCACCATTGCTATGCGATGTTGCTAGTTCTTGTAGAACCGTTGCAAGACCTTCTCTAAAGATTTTAAATTGGTTTTCTGTGACAACACGAACAGGAGAGTCCACCTCATCTATTTCTTCAATAATTTCTTGTGGTGTGCTGTTCACTAATTCAAAAATAGAATCAATCTGCGTGTCCCCTGCTTCAATCTTCAGGGGTTTGCCGTGTGGATCAATAAAGTAGTTTTCACCCACTCCACCAAGAATCAGGGTATTGGGATCGTGGCAGTCCTCTCCCTCTATAAGCATGAATTGATCGCCCACAGAGTACGCGGAACCACGGATTTCGCGCACTAGACGAAACACGGAACCCGACACGAATCCACCACTTGAAATGGCAGCAGTTCGGCGTGGCTCTGTGGGCGGTTTTGAATGGGGACGGTCTGTCATCCCATTATTTAGGTGGGCTGGCTAGGCGTGAGAGCCGCCCAAGAGTGGGGAAACAGGGGGGAAATGATCTGTGCAATTGCCTTTGCGTACTCCTGGCACTCCCATTGTGCGTGTGGGTCAACGCGCTGTGTGTACACTCGCGCAAACGCAGACAGTGAACCCGTCCACCACCACTCCGTGTAGGTTCCCTGCGGCAGCACGGATCGTGCCTGTTCAGGAGCCACGCCCCGCTTGAGCAGTTCTTCGTAGGTCTGTAGTGCGTCACGAACGCACATTTCGTAGTGCCGGTTCACGGTGTTGTAGTCGTCATCAATGGGCATGAAGTCTTCCGACCCCTGTTTTGCACCGTTCGTGGGCTTGCTTCTCCATCGTGGAAGGTATACACTTGGTGGATCGCTCACATAGCGGCGGCTCACCTCGTTCATAACAAGACCCACTTGGTGCTTGCCCAACTGCGCTCGTATGAATATAGGTGTCTTGATTCTTATTGTGATTTGAGTGTGAGCGAACGGTGTCCAGTGCTTGTGCTTTGCAAGATACTGAATGAGTTTCTGATCTCGGTCAGACAACTTCTTATCCTTGATTGTTCCTGTCCAATGCTGCTCACCTTCCCACTCACTCTGCTTATTAAACGAAACCCGAGCAGCATTGACTACAGTCAGATCATTCCCCATATGGTCAATGTATTCAACGAAACCGTGGTCAAGAACGGAGATTTTGGAATTCATATTGATCCTCATATTGAATAGAATTAGCGTCCAGCAAAGATAGTAGATACCGAATATACAGAGTGTTTCTGTTGTTGTGTTCCCAATTTGCCCATCGTAGATTTTCAACAGAGTTGTTTTTGGGATTTCCGTCTATGTGGTCTACTACTGGATAGTTGTTTGGGTTTGGTATGAATGCTTCAGCGACTAGACGATGTACGAGTTTGGTTGCTGATCTTCCATTTCGGAAAAGTCCAACCGACATATGACCCATCTCGGATACATCATACGCACACAAAACTTTGGACTTAAATGTTCGTTTTCTCAAAAATGGTTTACCAGACTTGGAGAAGTTTTTGTCTTTGATTATTCGCTCACGCGATCTGATGTATCCTGTATTTGAGACTTCATAGTAGTCTTCCCATCCAACTATAGGTTTCCATGTCTCCTGCATATCGTTTCCTCCTAACACTATTTAGGAGAAAACAAATCTTCATCGCAGCCTCCATTGTGAAAATCGTGCGAGTGCAGTGAGTCCGCTGCAAGCACACTCGTCAATGATACTCTGTATGTCTTGCGGCGAACGCCCCGCAAGCACCATGTCGTTGATGTCCTTTTCGCCTACGCTGTCGGCCCACACGCATACGGTGTATCCGTCACGAATGGCTGCTTCCACTTTTTTAACAATCTCTGTGTTACGCGGTTCATTATCGTAAACAATAACACAATTATTAAACAATTTGGTAGCGTAATTAAGTTCACACCCAGCGAGAGCAACAGCGTTATCCAAAAACATAGAATCAATCGGGCCTTCAACAGCATAAATCCTCTTTGAATAGTCCAAACGATCCTCACCGTAGATTGCTCTACCGTCCTTGCTGAACTTGACGGTGATGTATCGGATGGCGTTCTTGGAACCACTCAAGCAGCGTCCTTGCGCCGCAAGCAGTTCACCGGTTTTATTCACGAATGGGATGACGATACGTTCGTCATTCGGAATAGTATGATATGTAGGGTCGATGGATCGAACCCAATCCCCAAAACCGTTCGTGAAATAAAAGCGATCAAGGTGGGGAACTTTTCGGGTTTCCAAATATTTTCGTGCAGAATGGTCTGTGGGAAGCGATGCAACTTTTGGCAGACGCAGTTCAACCTTTGGCAACGAGACTGCCACTTCGTCAGGCTTCAAGTAATTGCTCTTGCCGTTTTCGCCGTTGCGCCACCGCTCAAGCGAGTACTCCTGTGCTAGTGCGGGAGCCACGGCTTCCAAGAAACGGTACACCGAATGCCCTGCGCCACAGTTGTGGCACTTGAAAAAGTAGTCGTTCTTCTTGGGGAAAAAGAATCCACGCGCCTTGCTCTTGCTCCGCTGCGAGTCACCGCAAAGGGGACACCTGCAATTTGCAAGATTGCCGCTCTTCCACTTGAACCGCTCCAACTGGGGCGACACCAGGTTGATGTACTTTTTGTCGATGTAGGTGGACATTACGGCTTGACTTGTTCTCTCTTGTAGTCGGAATCGTACATCATCTTCGCAAGCGTGATCATATCATGCTGTGGCTCCCACTTCAATACCCGCTTGGCTTTTTCAGGATTGCCAAGCAGGAACGGAACCTCGTTTGGACGGAACAGGCGGGGATCGGTTTCCACATACTTGGTGTAATCACCCAAGCCTGCGTAATCAAATACTACTTCCAAAAATTCACGCACAGAATGGGTGCGGTTGGTAGCCACCACATAGTCATCGCCCTGCGGCTGTTGCAGCATACGCCACATGGCTTCCACATAGTCACCCGCAAATCCCCAATCGCGCTTCGCATCAATGTTGCCAAGGAACAGTTTGCTCTGCTTGCCCTGTGCAATACGAGCCGCAGCAATCGTGATCTTGCGGGTCACGAATGTTTCACCACGGCGTGGGCTTTCGTGATTGAAAAGAATGCCCGAACTTGCATGAATATTGTACGCTTGACGGTACACTCGGGTCATGTGGTGTGCGTGTAGTTTGGCTACTGCATACGGCGACACAGGCATCATGCGACTGGTTTCGGTGTAGCCGAGGCTGTCGTAGTCCGTGGAGTCTCCGTACATTTCTGAAGATGAAGCCTGATAGAACTTGATTTGAGGATTTACCGCACGAATAGCCTCAAGAATCTTCAGGGTTCCTCCTGCAATTCCGTCACTGGTGTAATCAGGAACATCAAACGAAACTGCAACATGGGACTGTGCAGCCAAGTTGTAAATTTCGTCTGGCTTGTACTTGATCAGCAGATTGGTGATGGCTCCTGCGTCCGACAGGTCATAGTAACACATCTTGAATTGTGAGTTAGACAGGGAATCGGTGTATATGTGGTCTACGCGCTCGGTATTGATGAGCGATGTGCGCCTCTTCAATCCAATCACATAGTAACCCTTGGAAATCAGTAGGTCTGCAAGGTAAGATCCGTCTTGTCCGTTTACGCCAGTAATGATTGCTGTTTTCATCATATGCTCCAATCGCTTGTGTCCTGCTTCCTTCCAAACTTCACGGTAAAGTCTTTTGCACCGTAGCCTGCTCCGTAGCCGTCGTCCTCGCCCTTCTTGATGTTGGAGTCCATGAGGTCTTCGGAGAGTTCGCTGTCGATATCGTAAAACTTCATTTTGGCGTAGTTCAACCCTACGATGAACTTCTTGTTTGCTGCTTTGCCGTTGTAGCGATTCTTTAACTGCTTTACCATGATCTGACCTGCCTTTTCCAACTCATCTGTGGTGATGAGTGCCACCATGAGGTCTGCGGTGTGGGGCAAACCAAAAGACTCAGATGTGTCCGTAAGTTCCACATCTGTGGACGAGAATCCCGCACGGTTCACCTGTGTTGCGCTCACGATGGGCACATCCCGTTCCATTGCCAAACCGCGCAACTCCTCTGCAATAGCCTTGATGTAACCGTACGAGTTAATGTTGTTGCCGTGCTTGAACCGCGCAGACGAGCATATATTGATGTAGTCCACAAAAATAATGTCAGGCGTGAACTGCTTCTTTAACCGCAACTCGTCCAACAGGACGCGAAAATGGTTTGCATTCGCTGCGGATGTTGGATATTCCTTGACAATGAGTTTCCCACTCACGCCGCGAGTGGACGACAGAAACCGTTTTTCGTACATCTCAAGTGGCAAGTCATGCAACTCGTTCATTGTAATATCCATGATGTTTGCGTCAATGCGTTCCGCGATCCGTTCCTCTGCCATTTCAAGGGTAATGTACAGCACATTCTTGCTCTGCATGAGACACGCAGCAGCATGGTGGCACATGAACAGGCTCTTGCCTACCCCTGTTCCTGCCATGATGATGTTCAGGGTCTTGGGAGAGATGCCACCCTTCGTGATGACGTTGAACATCTCCAAGTCAAAGGCAATCTTTTTTTCTACCCTGTGGTAAAACTCGTACCGCTCTTCGTAGTCCTCCAAGAAGTCGTGACCCACATTTGTGTCAAACGAAACCGCGAGAGCCTTGGACAGAATCTCTGGTAGAGCATGGGGTGTGTGTACTTTGTCCTTGCCGTCAATAATTTGAATGGACTGCAAAATGGCATTGTAGATGGCTTTGTCCTTGCAGAACTTCTCGGTGGTGTCGCACAACCACTGCGTGTCCTGCTTGGGAGTCTTTGCCATCTCTCCCACAAGTGACTTGCACTTGGAGAACTCGTCTTCCGTCAGCCCGTTGTTGTTCTGAAGGGATATCATGAGTGCTTCCTTTGTAGGAACACCCTTGTACTCGTTCACAAACTCCTTGACTGCACGGAAAACTGCCTTGTCTACGCGATCAAGAAAGTACTCCTCCTGCAAGAACGGAATGGTCTTCTTGCAGAAATCAGAATCGTTCAGTAGCCCTGCGAGAATGGTTTCTTCAGTCTTGCTCATTCAACCTCTTCTCTGCTATATCGTTGTACTTCTTTGAATTGTCGATTCCAATGTAATACCTGCCCATGTTTTTGGCAACCTTTGTGGTTGTTCCTGTTCCATTGTAGGGATCCAGAACTATACCATCTTTTGGTGCAAAAGCAAGCACACAACGCTTAACAATCTCTTCTGGAAATGTTGCATTGTGACCGTATACATTCTTGTTTGGAACGATTCTCCAAATGCTTAAATACTTTGCTGCTTCCGTGTTCCAGACGAATCCTTTTGCTTGTTTGCCAAGAATATAGATGTCTTCGTCCACACGGTAAAAGCGAACAGGATTGTATGCCTGCATTCCACACCTGTCCCATGTCACTCTTTGCCTGTAGATGGCATTCGTTTTCAATATCCATTCCAATGGACTTTTTACCCGAAAGTTAAATATCCTGTCTTTGTGGTTGTAGCAGATTGTTCCAGTGGGCTTCAGGATTCTAACCATCTCATTTATTACTCTTATCTGCTTGTCTTCATACGCAATATCGTCTTCCTTGTCTGAACAACTATCGTAAACAATATTGGTGCGCTTCCAATACTCTTCGCGCTTTGCCTGTGTTCTACGATTTCTCCAGTTGTTGTAATTTGGAGATGTCACAATGAGATCAATTGAATTGTCGGGAAATGTTTTCATTACTTCCAAACAATCGCCTTGGTGGATTTTGTTTACTTCAATTTCCACAATAATTACTCTGTTCTACTGTGTTCTTAAGACATATCCAGTTCCTCGTCAATTTGTGCCAACTTGTCCAATGCGGCTTGTGATTCGTCCTTGCCGTAGCAGAACTCTTTCTTTACCGATATCTCAATTGCATTCAGAACATCTTGGGTAAAGTACTTCTCTGGATCCTTGTTGATTTGCGACTCAAACGCAGTCTTGCCGTTGGGCAACTGAATCTTCGTGGACACCTTTGTGAAGATACCGTACTTCAGAGCAATGTCAAGGAGTCCGTAGTACTTGTTTAGCCCCTTCTCAAAATTCAACTGCACATCCACCATCTTATCCTGCTTCGTAAGACGGCTCTTGTAGGTCTTGCAGTGGATAATGTTGCCCACCACCTCGTTGTCTACCTTGTCCTTCTTTTTGGACAGGTAGATGATGGTGGACGCAGCGTACTTCAGACCACTGCCACCGCCCATTTCCTTCGTGGGCACATACGCACCCACCACATCGTAGGTGTGATTCGTCATCAGGAGTGGAATCCGTGCATGACCCAACTTGATGGTCAGGACGCGGAACGCTGCCTTCGTGACCTGTGCGCGAGTCATGTCGCGGGTGGTCTTGCCTTCTGCTGTATCGTTCATCTCCTTCTCGGTGGACAACATTCCAAGAGAGTCAAGCACGATCATCATGCGGGGACGGGAATCCTTGTCCGTTTCAAGATACTTGTCCACCGACAGGACGCACTGGTGGCGGAACTCTTCCACCGTAGCCACAGGCAGCACAGCCACGCGGTCGGTGTCGATTCCACGCCCAATCAGAAGGTCTGAAGTAATGGCTTGCTCCGTATCAAAGTACAGCACCATTGCCTTCGGATCGCTGTTCAGAAATTCACGAACCACGTTCAGGGCAAAGTACGTCTTGCCTGTGGCTTGCTCTCCTGCGAGAGCCACGATCTTGTTGTCCGGAATGCCACCGTAAATGGACCCGCTCAACAGCGCGTTGAACGAATACGATCCCGTGGATATAAATCCCTTTACATCACTGCCTTCCAATCCATCAGACGCAACAGTTGCGTACTTGTTGCCTGCTGCCTTCAAGATGTCCTTAAGTTTCATAAATTAATCTCCTTTTTAATGTGCTTTATCTGCTCTTCCACTGTGTTTAGTTCACTATCATACCGCCGTATTGTACCAAGCGGTGTCTTCTTGTCAATGACACACCGCTTCATTTCATTGACAAGCCAATACTTTCTGTCGGTCAGCAGACCGAGCAGATACTTGTAATCTAATATATTAACCATTAAACAGTTAGTTTCAGATTAGGCACAGCAACATCTGATTTTGGAACAACAATTCCTGATCCAAATGCAGAATTAAATTCATTTGCAAGATCAACAGCAGGATCTGCTGTAAACATCACATACGATGCAGGCACAGTCATCTTCTGTTCTTTTACAGATGCCATCCACGGCACAACAGCAATGCTCGCACCTCCGCCTTTTGTTGGCATGGGAACAACCATACAAGGATTTTTTAAGGTATACGAAACTGTTTTGTCGCCATCAAAATTTTCAGTGACATTTGCAATGAGTTCTTCGCCGGTTTGAACCTTCACGATCTTTGTAGACATAATAAATCCTTTGGTTAGGGGTGTACTGTATGTAGGTGACAAGTCAAGAAAATAGTGATTCTAGACTATTTGTTTTTTCTATATTCCATCCAATCGCATCTGTAACTGAACGAAGTGGTTCTATAAAAGACTTTTGAAAATGTGTTTGGAAATTCACATACTTGTGTACACCAAACTCATTTGGTAAAGTATTTGTGAATCCAATTACTGATTGGTGTATGGGATTTGGAGTCTTTAAATACGCAAACTTCATTTTCTCACCCTCTCCAATTGCACGATATTTGCGTGTCAATTTATGTGTCTTCAGCAAGTGGTTATGAACAAGCGCGGCTTTGACTGCTATGGGTGTTGCTTTTCGGAATATTGTTTCTGTTGACGCATACTCGTCCATGCCAGAAACGGAACGAGGAAACGCAATATTCTCCATGGGCAAATTCATAAACTCCTGTTCGATCTGCACCACAAACTCCTGTAGTTCTTGTTCTGTTCCTGTAAGCACAATTTTCAATGCGCTTTTTAATTTGTCTCTAACATATGCAGGAGTAGAAGAACGCGCAGTCTCCATCCCCATAATTTTTAGTTTGGGTGTAGAGTAGCGAACACCTTCTGTGTCCCACACCGACAGCATATATCGCTTTTTCGCCGTCCACACGCCCTTCTCTGCAATAACTTCGCGCCCCATCGCCATCTTGTTTTCGTAGGCGTTCATGTTCGCCGCGAGTTCTTCGAATTGCTTGTCGATGAACGGCTGTAACACACGCTCACAAAAATTGTTCAGGAAGTCCACCCGCTTATCGGTGTGCTTGCACATCTCTGCCACCTTACCAAGTCGTAGATACACAGAGTCTGTATCGGATGCAATCACATAGTCCTCGCCCTCTGTGTTCAGTGCTTTGTTTAAAAAGCGGTTCAATGCGTCACCGATCCACTGAATGCTCAACTGCCCCGACAGGGTAATGGCTTCCGCGAGTTCCACATCAAAGAAGCGGAAATACTGGTTGCCGATTGCACCGTATGCGGAGTTCAACTGAATCTTACGCACCAACTGAAAGTTGTGATACTTGGAAATCTCGTACTCGATCCGCTGCCGTTCTTCCGCAGGAGCATTCTTGTCCAACTCCACCAACCGCTTCTGTGCAGCAATCATCAACCCCTTGTAGTGCTTGCGTTCTGCGTACATCTTGTACATGAGTTCAGGCAGAAATCCTTGGCGGTCACGGCAGAATGCCACGCCGTTTGCTGCTACGGACACATTCGCGCTCTTGGCTTGGGTCAGATATTCCGCAAGGTCAATGAATGTTTTCACAGACTCGCCACGATTGCGGCTCAACACCGCATCAGGAGTGATGGCATTGCGCCTCCACACAGGATTGGTGTCTTTGGTTTCAGGTGAAATGTTGTACTGCATGATGAGGTGTGGATACAGTGAGTTCAAGTCAAAACTCACCACCCAATCGTGCTTGCCCACAAGTGGGTCTTTCACATACGCACCCGCGTACTGGTCATCCTTCTTGTGGTCGGTCTTCTGCGGGATCACCACGCCCTTGCTCATCAGGTGGTGGTGGATGATGGCATCCCATGTGCGGACTTGTGAAAACACATCCTCAAAGTTCACCCGTGCCGAATACGCGAGAGCCACCGCTAGTTCAAGCAGTTTCAGTTTGGCTTCAAGTTTGTCAACGAGCCGCACATCTTGGAAGTTGTACTCCATGAACTTCTGAAAGTTCTGCGTGTAGAACTCCTGAAGAGTCTCGTATTCCGTGTACGCCAGTTTTTCCTCGCCCAGCTCCACCTTGGAAATGTGGTTCAGCGAATACGCTTCCTGCTTCACATAGGTGAAGGTCTGATACAACTCAAAGTAGTCAAGTGTAGCAACACCGCTGATCACATACGCGGTCTGATCCCGTCCCATGCGGTTCACCACCGTTTCCCGTAGCCGCCCCCACGGGGAGAGAGAGTTACCCCATCCGTCTTCAAGGTGGTTCATCCGTGCCACAAGGTACGGAATGTCAAAGAAGCGAATGTTCCACCCTGTCACGATGTCGGGATCAATCTGCTTCCACAGGGACACGAATCCCTCAAGCAGTTCCCGCTCATCGGTGTAGGGAATGCAGGTAACTCCCTCTCCCTCAATGTGAAAGTCTCCCAAACCTAGCACATAGGTACTGCTGCCCATTGAAATCGTGATGGCAATGACTCGCTCCGTGGGAGCGGATGGTGTGGGAAAACCGCCATCACACGATGTTTCAATGTCCAAGTTGGCTATGCGGAGACTGCTGAAGTCGTAGTCTACTTCAGTGGGAAACTCCTTGTACAGATATTGATACACGAAATTGGTGTTGCCGTACACATCGTAGTTGGACACATCCTTGAAGCGGTTAATGAACTCTCGCGCTTCTCCAATGTCATCAAACTGCACTGGCTGAACAGGCTTGCCGTTGACGGTGGTGAACTCGCCCCGTTCCTTGGACGGAATGTACAGAGTGGGCGAGAACGGCACACGGAGGTGCTGCCTCTGCCCGTTCCGCCATCCACGGTACAGGATGCTCTTGCCACGAATATCAACAGAAGTGTAGAAGTCCAAGTGTGTCCTTATCGCTCAACGAGCGCAATCCAATCCTGATGAACCATGTCCCTGCCGTCGTGTCCTTGTCCGCGATTCTGTGTACGATCCCACAGAACCTTGTCTCCAACCTGTATGTCTTCGGTTAGTTTATCACCGATTGCGGCAACTGTACCCCAAATGTATCTAGAACGGACTACTTCATTGTAGATCACGCCTGATTTAGTTTTTGTTTCTCCACCAAGGTGTGACTGCACCCAAATCCATTTTCCAATTGGTTTAAACTTGCTCATGCTAATCCTTTCTTGAATATAACTGTGTTCTATCCACTGATTTTTTGTTTTTCGTTTCTATTTGATTCACTTGACGGATCAAGCGAGGCTGTTGGGTTTCCCAAAGCCCGATCTACCAAGAACTTTTTGAGTTCAGTACTCAAAGGTTCAACCTGTCGCAATCACAATATTCATTCAAATATCTCTTCCAGTGTTTGTGGAACGGCTTCCTTGATCCGTGCTTCTGCAATCTGTACATACTCGGGATTCAGTTCAGTCCCGATGTAGTTCCGTCCGTTCTTCAGGGCAACCACTGCGGTGGTGCCGCTGCCTGTGAATGGATCAAATACCGTGCCGTCCTGTGGGCATCCTGCCAACACACACGGCAGGATCAGGTTTTCAGGGTACACCGCAAAGTGTGCGCCCTTGTAGCCCTTCGCATTCACCGTCCACACGGACCGCTTGTTCTTCATGGGGTTTTCTTCCCACCCCTTGCCCTTCAGCCCGTGGTGCTTTAGTTTGGGATCGGTGGTTCCGTCCCGCATCTCGGAGCGATCACGGGTTCCCCAATTACGGGCGGGTTCCTTTACGGCTTCGTGATCGTAGTAGTAGTGGGGCTTCTTGGACAGTAGAAAAATGTATTCG